ATCCAAACAATAACTATAAAGTTAAGGGGTGGAAAAACAACGGTACAACCGTAAATGGTACAAATCAAACTTATAGCATTACAAACATTGCGGGAGCGCATACCGTAACGGTAGAATTTGAGCCGATAACTTATTCTGTAACCGTATCCAACGGCACAGGTGGCGGTAATTATGCCGCAGGTATAACCGTAAATATCAACGCGGACACACCTCCAACAGGTCAGCAATTCAAAAACTGGACAGCAAGTCCCAATGTAACATTTGCAAATGCCAACAGTGCCAATACTACTTTTACAATGCCTGCAAGCGCAGTTACAGTAACGGCAAGCTTTGAGCCGATAACTTATTCTGTAACCGTATCCAACGGCATAGGTGGCGGTAATTATGCCGCAGGTATAACCGTAAATATCAACGCGGACACACCTCCAACAGGTCAGCAATTCAAAAACTGGACAGCAAGCCCCAGTGTAACATTTGCAAATGCCAACAGTACTAATACTACCTTTACAATGCCTGCAAATGCAGTTACGGTAACGGCAAACTTTGAGCCGATAACCTATTCTGTAGTTGTGTCCAATGGCACAGGCGGCGGTAACTATGTTGCAGGTGCAACCGTGAATATCAACGCGGACACACCTCCAACAGGTCAGCAATTCAAAAACTGGACAGCAAGCCCCAGTGTAACATTTGTAAATGCCAACAGTGCTAATACTACCTTTACAATGCCTGCAAATGCCGTTACGGTAACAGCAAACTTTGAGCCGATAACCTATTCTGTAGTTGTGTCCAATGGCACAGGCGGCAGTAACTATGTTGCAGGTGCAACCGTAAATATCAACGCGGACACGCCTCCAACAGGTCAGCAATTCAAAAACTGGACGGCAAGCCCCAGTGTAACATTTGCAAATGCCAACAGTGCTAATACTACCTTTACAATGCCTGCAAATGCAGTTACAGTAACGGCAAACTTTGAACCAGCAGAAACAGCCGTTTATGAACTTGCTGAAACATCGCTTGTCATTTATCCCAATCCAACAACAGACGGAATGATAATACTGCAATTTAAAACGTATGGCGAGTATATAGTTACAGTAAGTGATATGGCAGGTAAAATACTGCTGCGACAAACAACGAACAACAATATGATAAAGATAAACATCAGCAATTATCCTTCCGGTATGTACCTGTTGACCATAGGCAACGGAAAAGGACAAGGCACAACGAAGATTATTAAGAATTAAGGACAGTTCTAAAAATTAATAATTTGGTATTCAAAGAAATATTTTTCAAAATAAAAAAAAACTTGTTTTTAGAAGTCTATGTTAAGACTGGGTATCATATCAGAATTAGGAAGCGGTGAAAATAAAGGCTTTTGTCGTGTCTCATTTGACGAGGTTAATATGGTTTCGGGTTGGCTTCCGCTCCCTTCTATGGGAACGAAAACAGCCAAACATTGGATACCGATAGAAATAAACAGCCAAGTAGCGTGTTTAATGGACGAGGAATGTGAGCAGGGTGTAGTCGCTGCGGTTCTATGGAGTGATAGCAATGCCCCGCCCGATTGGGCAGATGAAAATACAATCGGCATTGAGTTCGCAGATGGCGCAAAGTTGTACTATAATTTCAAAGACAGCAAAGCCTTTTTTGATGCTCCAGACACATCGTTGGAAGCAACAATAAAAGAGGCTGATATTGAGGTTTCAAACAATGTGAGTTTGAAGTGTAAAACACTTGAAATTGACGGAAATGTAACGGTAACAGGAAAAATAGATGCAAACGGTAATATATCTTCGGGCGGAAATATAGATGCAAACGGAAATGTTAAATCTCTTGGAACGGTTGAAGGTATGAAAGTAACGGAAACAGCGACACAAGTAACACTTGGAACACATTTTCACAGTTCAGCAATGGGACCAACAAGTCCGCCAACACCCGGAACGTAAAATGAATTTAAAATATATGGCAGTACAAATAAACAACATAAAGAGTGCATTAAAAACGGCATTTCAGTACGAAATGGAAAACGGAGATAGTCAATCCATTGACAGAATTTCAGATGCAATAGCAAATATCGTAGCGAATGCCATTGTGCAAGGAATAAATACAGCGGTAGTTTCCAAAAATTTGAAAACTCCGAATGATGAAGACGTAACAGGAACTATAACCATAACAGCAAGCGCAGAATGATAAACAAAAACTTCCCAGTTTAGGAAAAATTAGTAAGTTTATGAACATACCAGACACACCCAATCGGCAAGTAAGCCTATCGAACACAGCCGATATAGTTACAGACGGCGACGATATAAAACAGTGCATTTATACCATTCTCACAACGGTAAAAGGCAGCGATCCGTTACGTCCGACTTTTGGGAGTGATGTGTATCGGTTTATTGATATGCCGATGAACACGGCAGCACCAAACCTTGTATTAGAGGTATATAATGCACTCGAAAAGTGGGAGAAACGAATAGCGGTGACGCGCTGTGAATTGATAACCACTGGCTTTGATAAGAGAACAATACATATAGATGCTATCGTAATAGCATCTGCAGGACAGATAGAAATTGACATACCTTTGTCATAAAACCAAACATAAAATTAAAATTTTGCATTAAAAACAAGATATTATGACAACGCAACTACCTACATTCGTCAATCGCGACCCTGACGTAATTATGTCGGAAATAAAGTCCAAAATGGAAGAATTATTAGGTCGTGAAATACAGCCCGGACAAATCGAACAACTGATATTACAGATAATCGGTTATCGTGAAGTTCTTTTATTGGAGCGTTTCAATACGGGTATGGCGCAAATGCTGTATCAGTTTAGCACCGCACCTATATTGGATTACATTGCTGCATTGGTAGCTGTTGAACGTTTACCAGCAGCAAGCGCGGGTGTTATGTTAAAATTCATTATTGAGGGAAATTTAGACACGGTCATTATTTATGGCGGGACACGAGTTTCTACAATCGACCAAGTTATTTTTGAAACAACGGAAGATGTATTTGTTAAGCCCTCTGTTAATGAAGTTAATATTTTCGCCGTTGCACAACAAGCGGGTAAAGCAGCGAATTCTTGTCCTGCAAATTCCATTACTCAGATACTTGACCCTTATGCTTTTGTTTTATCGGTTACAAATCCATACCCACCCGACGGTGGATCTGACGACGAAACCGACGAGCAATTACGCGAGCGGATAAAGTTAGCACCATTTCAATATACCACAGCAGGTAGCCGTCAGAGTTATATTTTCCACGCCAAAAGTGCTAACCCTGCAATTATTGATGTATCCGTTTTTTCTTATGTATCAGACAATGTTCATACTTTGCCTATTGGCAGACTTGTAGCAAAATCTGATGGAGTTTCTAATCTAATCGAAGAAATTAATATTGTGCCAGGTATGGTTTGTATTGTTCCGTTAGCTGATAACATAGAAGATTATACTCAAATAATTAGAGAGATATATGAAACTTGCAGTGCGGAAACTGTACGACCTTTGTGTGACACAGTCATTGTAGCAGAACCTCATATAATAGAATACCAAATTGCAGTTGAAATAACCGCATTTTTGGGAGCGGATTTAACACAATTGGAAACAGATATTAAAAACGCTTTGCAAGCGTATGCCGACAGCAAAGAAAGGCGTTTGGGTTTGGATATTGTACGTTCTCAAATCGTACAAGTTGCCAGATTACCACAAGTGTATGACGTGAAAGTTGTGTCGCCATCGTGGGACGACGGAAATATAATTGTCGATTTTGACGAAGTACCAATATGCACGGATGTAAGTGTTACGATTATAGGAACTAATTATGGCTAAAAGGGTAATTGCAAGCAGTATAGACAGCGTACAACTCGCACAGGTAGCACACGATGTTGTAGCAGAGCGTTGGGATAATTGGGACTTAACGGAGTTTCTTGTTTATCTTGTTGATACGGTCGATGCTTCCGTATTGCCTTATCTTGCCGACCAATTCAACGTTGAAGGTTTGCGTGGGTTTTCCGTTGCAAGCAGTGAGTTAGAACAAAGAGAGTTGATTAAAAAGGCTATTGCTCTGCATAAACGCATCGGAACGCCTTGGGCTATTAAAGAAGCCTGCCGAAGTGTTGGTTTTCCTATTATCATATTGGATGAGGGTGTTACCGAAGTACCGGGAGGTCCCGCAGACCCCGAAACTGATTGGGCACGTTTTCGGGTGTTTGTTTCTACTGATAACGAAAATTCTGTAACGCCCGAAATGATGAATAAGATACGAGCATTTATAAACATTTATAAACCCGAACGCTCACACCTTCAAAGGTTAGGATTTTATCAAGAATTATCGGATGGTACGGTTTTCGCACCATTAGACGATGGCGTGCGCAAGCGTGAAATATTGGAATTGCAGATTATTGGAAACACAGGAAACTTATATGTCGGCGGTATCATTGCGAATAGCACGCCGCAAACAGATACAGATGTTGAAAATCTGCTAATTGTCGGCTTAACTAATCCTGTACTATATAATGCGAGCAGAGGAAGTATAATCACATATAAAACTCCGATTGGCATAATGCGGTCATATATCGCCGTTCCGAGCGCATTAAACAATATCACATCAATGTTTGATGAGGACAACGAACAAGAATTGGAAGATATACTAATTCAAGAACAAGACCAGATAATTATTAACAGTATAAACTATACTCTTTATTATCTGCAATATATTATACCGGCAACAGGAGAAAAAACACTTAAAATAACAGTATAAAATTATGGCAACACCTAACAGCGATTTATTTAAACAATTCGTGCGTCAGTTTCCTGATGCGATTGATAAAACGGACATTTGGCAATCAAAGGCAGATGCCGAAAATTATGCCGCTACAAATCCGACCGCGTTTGAAGGTCAGATATTGGCGTATAAATACGGAACGGAGCAAAGGGCTGCTATTGTTCAGCCCAATATGACCTTAAAAGATATTGGTAGCCAATCTCCAAACATTATGTATGATAGTACAGTGTTTGAAGACTTTATGAAAGGATTTACAAATCCTATTTCTCGGTCTGTATTTCCGCCTGTTTTCAAAACAATTCAGAGCCACGGTGGTGGAAGTAACGCATTCTCTGGTGGTGTTTTAACTCCGAATGGTAACGTAATTTTAATTCCATATAGCATACCTTTTATCGGAATTTATGACATTGCTACTAATACCTATGCCAATGGTGCTATGCACGGAAAAGGAACAAGTGCATTCTCTGGCGGCGTTCTTGTACCTAATGGGAAGATAATACTTGTGCCTCATAATAGTGCGAACATCGGTATTTACGACCCCATTTCCGATGCCTATTCTGATGGCGTAGCGCACGGAAAGGCAGGAAATGCTTTTCACGGTGGTATATTAATGCCCGATGGAAAAGTTATACTTATACCTTATAATAGCCCAAATATAGGTATCTATGATCCAAATACAAATATCTATACTGATGGTCCTGCACACGGAAAAGGCAATCAGGCGTTTCAAGGTGGTGCTCTTGCACCAAACGGAAATGTTATACTTGCACCCGTAGGAAGTGGTAGTCAAAATGTTGGTATCTACGACCCTATTCAGAACATATTTATTAACGGCGCATCAAAAAGCGAAGCAGGCGGGGCATTTTGGGGTATAGTTCCATCTATGAATGGAAAATCTATTCTTGTACCCGGCACCAGTCAATATATCGGAATATATGATGCTATAAGTGATACCTACATTAATGGGGCTTATGTTGGTTCTCGTTCATTTGTAGGTGGTGTTCTTACACCCGATGGAAAGGTAATACTTGTACCTTATGGCAGTGCTAATATCGGAATATATGACATTGCTACTGACACCTATACGGATGGTACTGTACACGGTAAAAGTAACGCTGCTTTCCAAGGCGGTATCCTAACACCAAACGGAAAGATTATACTTGTACCATTTAATAGTGCTGACGTATGTTCCTACGATTTAATAGGCGTAGAAGTTGGACTTGGTTATTGCCTGCACCCATATTTAAACAAATATTAAAACAAACATTTAGATATGAAAGACTATTTTAGAGCAAAATTCAAAGGGGAACTTACCTTATCACTTATTGATAGTGCAACACGTGAGGTAATTTCTACAAATACACACCGAAACCTTATTGTCGATAGCGGATATAAAGTTACGGCGCAAGTGCTGGCTGGTGTAACGGGAGCAAAAATATCAAGCGTTCAAGTAGGTATATCATCGCACGAACCTGTACCTAATGACACTGATATAACAGACAGCGTTTCTGTACCGATTGTGACTGTGGAATATCCTGACGATTTTTCCGTAAGGTTTAATTTTGAAATTAACAGCGGTACTGCCAACGGATTAGATATTGTCGAGTTTGGCTTAACAACACAAGACGGGCGGTTATTTTCCCGCTTGGTTCGTGAACAAGTAATATCAAAAACAACTGATATTGAAATTTTAGGAGCGTGGACTATATACATTAAATAAATACTTTACATTATTAATTACACGGATAATGATAATGCACAATGGGTTGATAAAATTCAAATCATTGAAATTTTAATGTTTTATATACAACATTCTTTGCGCTTTACCTGCGTAATATATCCGTCTTTATTGCACACTTTTCGGACAATTTAAACGTATAGCCTTTATTTTCGCAAAATGTTTTTGAAATTTTTTGTACTCCTATTCTTTATTATTAGGAACTTTCAATTAAACCACCGCAAAACACTATCCCCCCTATATCCTTTTTGCCAAACAAACCAAGCATAACTTGCTGCATTACCGCACATTTTCTCAAAATTACCACTCATTGCACATTTCAATTGACCACTGCTTATGTAAACAACTTTTGGCGGATATTGCCGGTAAATTTCTTTTCTTTTTTTCCCTTCCAAATACCGTATGGGCAGAAACAAAGCCATTTTATTGCCCTCTTTCAAAATCATA